GCGTGGCAACCTCATGCTCACCTATCTTGCCATTGCTGAGCGCTACGCTCCCCGCTGGTTGGTCTGGGAAAACGTCCCCGGCGTCCTGTCATCAAACGGAGGACGGGATTTTGGAACCCTCCTCGGATGGCTGGCAGAACTCGGGTATGGGTTCGCCTACCGCATTCTTGACGCTCAATTCTTCGGAGTGGCCCAGCGACGCCGCCGTGTGTTCGTTGTCGGATATCTTGGAGACTGGCGACGTGCCGCAGCGGTACTTTTTGAGCGCGAAAGCCTGCTCGGGCATCCTGCGCCGAGCCGCGAAACGGGGAAAGGAATTGCCCCTACCCTTAGCGCGCGCACTAAAGGCGGTGGCGGACTCGGAACCGACTTCGACTGCGACGGAGGATTAGTCGCCCACTCGCTGCGCGGCGAGGGCTTCGACGCCAGCGAGGACGGCACCGGGCGCGGCACGCCGTTAGTTCCAGTTGTGGCACCTACTCTTCGTGCCGGCGGCAATGCGACTGGCGGAAACCGTCCGTACGGGACTGATGTTGATACGTGCGACAGCCTTGTGCCGATAGCGTTCGATTGCAAGGCATCGGGCCAAAACGGCTTCGGCGTAGGGGAAATCGCGTCGACGATGCGCGGCATGGGCCACGACAATTCGCATCAGAACGGAGGTGGTCATCTCGCCGTCGCATTCCAAAGCAGTCAATCCGGTATGCGCTTAGTCGACTCGCACGCGACACTCGACGCTAACAACGGTTCTCGCCGCCATAACGGCGTCATGCATGGTTCGGCCGTTCGGCGCCTTACGCCGACTGAATGCGAGCGCTTGCAGGGTTTCCCTGACGGATACACGAACGTACCTGTGCGCGGGAAACCGGCTGCCGATGGGCCGCGATACAAGGCCTTGGGTAACTCGATGGCGGTTCCCGTAATGGCCTATATCGGCCAGCGAATTGAACTCGTCGATTCCACTACTACCGAGTTGGAGGCATCCCATGCCTAAGAGCAAATCCCGCGGCAAGCGTTATAGCCCCGGCCGCTGGCTGCGCCGTACCGTCGCCGCGCACGAGGCTCGAATCGAAGCGGCTCCGCTCACGGACGATCAACAGCGCGACCTAGGCCTTGCCTACTGGCTCAGTTTCCAAGCGATGCTCAACGCTCCATGCGAAGAAGCATGGCATTCGGTCGCTGCATCGCTAAACGTCGCGATGATCCTGTGCGAGCGCGGATTCGGCGAGGAATACATCGACGACATCAAAGCGGCGCAAGTCGCGCTCATGCGCACCTACAAGCGCGGCAACGACGGCAAGTCGTGGGCGCTCGATGCGGACGGTATCGCGGCGATTCGCAAAGCGCTCGAACTGCACGATGCCCAGGTCGAAATCGCGGAGCGTCGGGAAATCCGTCTCGCGATCAACGCAATTTACGAGCGTGTCAATAACGGTGACGTGTTGGAGGTGGCAGCATGAGAGCAAAAAACGATTGGCTCATGTCGGAAATCAAACTGTTGCACGAGATCTACGCGACTGCCGGCTCCTGTGCCGAACTGATGGCGATGTTTCCGAGACATACGCCTGGATCGGTTCGTCGGATGGCGAGTTCCGAGGGGCTATCCCGACCGCTCGCGGGTGTAACGAAAACGCGCCCAGGCCTTGAGCGAATGATCTCTTTGCTCAAGGAAGCGGGGCCGCTGACTTCGCGAGAAATGGGCAAGCGTCTCGGCATCAAATACCGAGCCGTAGAAAACCTAAAGGGTATGTACCGGGAGAACTTCCGCATCGCTGGCTGGGAACCCCCCACACACATGGGGAAATGGTCGCCCAAGTGGGGGATTGCAAATGGGTTGCCCGATGCGCTGAAACCGTTCGTCCCAAAGGGAACGAAAACGGGCGGTGGGCGGAAGAAGCCCAATCCTTTTGCTGCTGCGGCTGGGCTAGCGATCGTTCCTACCGGGCGACCAGGCCGCGTCTATCAGCAAAGCATGGACGTCGACCAATGGCAGCAATCGCGCAAGGTGGCTGCATGAGAGCCCTATCCGTTACCGAGTCGAATGTGCGAGCGGTCCTAAAAGTCGGCGGACCTATGACGCGCCATCAAATCCGCGAGAAGTCAGGTTATGCCAAAGAGACGGTTTGGCGCGCGACAAACAGCCTCTTGAAAGACGGGTTCATCAAGCAGATCGGCGAAGCGGCGTATCTGGGCGCGCATGGCATCTGCGGGCCACTCTTCGCGCTCACCGAGGAACAGATGCCCGTCGACGCTTTGAACAACGTCATTCATCAATGGGTGAAAGCAGCATGAGCGAAATCCACATCCCCAATCGCGAGCTAGTCGAAAGCGCTATGAAGCGCAACATCGCCGGCAGCGTCGAGAACATGCGCGCGTTTATCGGCGACATGCTTGCTTACATCCACAGTGCCGAATCTGCCGCCGACATCGCTCTTGCCAAAGAGAAGATGGGGCTCATCGCGGATGGTGGGGGTGATTTGTGAGCGAAGACAAGTTGGCGCCATATGCGCAGCGTCATCCCGAAGACGTCGTTCTCGAATCATCGCTTATTCCATGTCGCGGCGGCTTCGTCGTCAAGTGGGCCGTAAAGAACATTGGGTTCGGCGAATTCACATTCGAGATTGGAGAGGACGGCAGCCTCAAGATCTGGAACGAGTGCATGGGGCCTCGATTCATTCAGCACGTGATGAATCACTTGATCGACAACGCACAACTGATGGAGCCGTGATGGGCGAAATCACTCCAACCTTCCACGGCGAAATGCAGCTTGCTGGCTGGAGCGAAAGCCACAACGGCGGCTGCAAGGTCACGTTCTGGCTTCAGTCATCCGAAGACCTCGATGCGTTCCGCGCGCTAACGGTGCGCAAGGGGAATACGGCGGGCCAGCGCTTTATGGCTGCGCTCGTTGAGGTGGGGGATGACGAACAACCGGTGCAGCAGGCGGAAACGGAGAAGGCCAAAGGTGGACCGCTGGCGAAACTGGCGGCCCAATGGTGCTCGAATGCCGAGTTCCGACGATTCGCTGCGTCTGAATATGGCGCGGCGCTCCGCGATGAAGACGATTGCGCCGAATGGATTCGCCACACGTGCGGCGACATCAAGAGCCGGTCGGAACTCGATCATGATCCGATCGCTGCCAAGGAATTCCATGAGATTCGGGGTGCTTGGATCGAGTGGCAACGGAAGAGAGGTGCGGCGTGAACCAATTTGCAATGTACCTCGGCTATGCCGTGATGGTCTGGATGGGTGTCCTGGCTATCGCGGGACTCGCCCTATTCGCACTTGAGCAAGCGTGGATGGCATTGAAGCGTCGCGAGACTTGGAAAGTGGTCGGTCAAGCGATGCGCGAGTGGGCAGAAAACCACCCGGAAGAAGCCGCGAAGGCGCGGGAGCGCGGGAAATGAAACGCAGCGGGTTCATTACCAGAACCAAACCGATGAAGCGCTCCGGCTTCAAATCGGCCGCTATCCGCATTGAGCCCGACGCCTTTAAAACATCGGTGAAGGTCAAGCGGATGAAAGGCAGGCCGAAGCGCCCCACTGTCGCCGAGGGATCGAAGTATCTGGAGGCATGTCGCGGCGAGAGTTGCTATTTGCGCGTCGTATGCGGTGGCCATGCGTCGCCTGACATAGTCGTGCCATGCCATTCCAACCAGGCGCGAGACGGCAAAGGGATGGCAAAGAAGGCCGCGCACGAAAAGAGCGTTCCTGGGTGCCATTGGTGCCATCAGTGGCTAGACCAGGGGCCGGCGCCGCGCGAGGAAAAGTTCGCAGTGTGGGATCGAGCGTATGCGGAGTGGAAAGGCGTGCGCGATAGGAAGATGGGAATCAACCAACCTTTGGAGGAAATAGCGTGAAAGCATTCAAAGTATTCGGCGCAATCATCGGCATGTGCGTATCGATGCCGCTTTGGTACATCTTGGTCTACAAGATTCTCGCCACGATCCACGCAACGGACGGCATGTGGACGATGTATTGGATCTACCTGCCTGCGGGAATCCTGATGACGATCATTCTGAGAATCTGCGAAGCCGTCGGATCGTCCGGAAAGAAATAACAAGCGGGACTAACCGAACAACGTGAAACGGAGATGCAGGGATGAGCGAAATCAACAACACGCCGCGCAGCAAAAACGACGAACCGATCGAATGCAGCCACACTCGCAAATGTGGCTGGAAGGGCATGCGTTCGGATCTGGTTGGCGTACCACACAAGACCATCAAGCAGGCGCAGCAGTTGGTTTGCCCCAAGTGCGGCTGTGATTCGTACTATCGCCGGGAGATCGCATGAAACCGGAACAACTAGACGAGATCGAACGAATCCTGAACGCAGGCGACAACTACGGGCACGTTTTAAACCGCGATACTGTTTCCGCCCTCATCGCCGAGGTGCGCCACTGGAAGGCCAACCACGACAACCAAGTAGTGCGTGCACGGTTCCTCATCGAGCGCGGCGACATCCCGCTAGAGCGCGTACGGGCTTATGAGGAAATGGCGGAGTTGCGGGCGGAGATAAAGCGTCTACGCACCGAGCTTAACGACTTCACAACGGCTGCGGGAGAGATGAATGCGGAGGTGGTGAGGCTGAGGGAGCGCGAAGAAAAGTATCAGCGGGTCTGCGCGGCAGCGTATCAGATGGCCGGCACCGTCAACGCGCCGGTTCGGTTTCTCGATGCGTTGAGCGATGCGTCCTGCGGTGAGTTCGATGCGCGCGGGAAGATCGAAAATTTGCTGCCGGTCACGCCGGACGAGACTGGCTCTTTCCTCTCGGATCAGGGTGAGGAGTTCCGGGAGGATGCGGAGCGTTGGCGCTGGCTATGCGAGAAGAACGCTGACGTCGATAGCCCATGGTGTGTAGAGAATGGCTATGTGTGGGTGGAGTACTTACGGCTTGAAGTCGACGACGCACGCCATCAGGATAACCCCAATGCAACCGACTAAGTTGCTCTCCGAAGTCGAGCAAGAGGGATTCGATATCGGAAACCAGGGCCTATCGGCTGTCACTCACGCGCGCTATCAAAGCGAGTGTATGCGCAGCATGTGGCTGACTGGCTGGCATCGCGGGCATGAGGCGTTCAAGAGCCGGAAGCTGTGCTTGAGTTGCGGCGCCCGCACCGATAACAGCGGCTCGCTGCCTTGCGGACATTAGGAGACATTATGGGACATTACGCATGCGATATGCGGCCGGAATGGTTTGCGCAGGATGAGCCCGAGACGCCCAAACAGCGCGCCAGAAAGATCGTTGATAACTGGATGGGCAAGCACGCCGTGGTTCTGAAAAAAAGGGCGTACGAGAGTCTGGTTAAGGAGATGTTGAAGAGTGAACGGGGGCGGAAATGATCCACTGGCTAAAGCGCCTGATAGCCGGGCGCGAACTGGACGAACTGGAGCGACTGCGGAAGGAGCGACTCGATCGCGGCCTGACGCCATATCGATGCGCTCATTGTGGCGGCGTGCACCTACTTGGTTACCCGACGTATTGTTATCAAAAGCCCTTCGCCACCGATTGGGACGTAGCTCAAGCCGCACAAGAGCCAGAGGGGCGCGTGCGATACGAGCATTTAGGCATGACCGGGCTCGAAGAAGAGTAATAAGGAGTCCTAAACGATGGTAAAATTCGGGAGCGACTTTTACGGGAGTTCGCAATGATTCAAGAGCGCATCGCCAGCGACGTTCACTCCGAGAATCTGGCGTGGGATGAGAACTACCAGAAGGCCATTGACCGCATCACGGCGCTCGGCATGACCGACGCTCTGGGTGCGGAGTTGTTGCGCTTCAAATACGCCAATGATCGTAACGCCGGCCCGCGCGCGCTTCACCTTTTGGCGCACAAGGCTAAGTTCGCGCTCAAGGTGGAGCTTTCCTATGCTCGCTCACTCGCCCGCGCATGCATCAAAGAATTCCTCATGGATGCGTGCGATAAATGCAACGGGACGGGCGTGATCGGCCGCGACAAGTGCGCAAAATGCGACGGCTCCGGCGTGAAGCGGTATTCGGATGGCGAGCGCGCATCGGCTGCCGGTCTGCCGCCTGAGTCGTGGCATGGGCATGCGAAGAAGTTCGACGCCGTCATGACTTGCATGATGGGATCGGTCGCGGAAACCGGTGGCAAGGTACGCGCGCTGCTGAGGGAGTCGGTATGAGCGGCCATGAATTGAAAGCACTGCAAACGCGGCTCACGGAAGCGCTCGCCGAGGAAAGCGCGGCGCGCGATAAACTGAACCGCGCCGCAAAGGAACTCGGGGATGCCGAGGATCGGCGCTCATCAATTCAGCACAAGATTCGCGAACTCGAAGACGCAGCCAAGGAGCCGATCGTCAGTGAGCACGCCCTACTGCGCTATATCGAGCGATTCATGGGCGTCGATCTTGAATCGGTGCGGCGCGCAATCCTGACCGAGAATGCGGTCAAGATGATTAAGTTCGCCAAGAATGGAAAGGTCAATACCGATGGTCGACGTCTGATCGTGAAGAATGGCACCGTCGTAACGGTCGAATCGGTTGATAAACAGGCAGCGTAAAAATGTTGCAGAAAGGGGTTGTAAACCGGGCTGGATTAGTATATCGTGATGCTCGTATCGCTATGCATTTGACCTCTGTGTCGGAAGTCAAGGCGATAGGGAGAAATCCCACCAACACACCGGCGATGGCATTACTCGCCCTGAATTTTTTGAAGTCCTACTCCGCGAAAGCGTCGATAGGCCGTCCGAGTAGATCGCCGGACGTTGAATTACCAAGCCCTGCCAGCGCATTCGCTCGCGGGGCTTTTTGCCTTCCGCTCGCCATGGCCCTACCCTCCCATCTATACGGTGATCCCGCCGATCACGTGAAATTCGAGGGAGAGCGGGACAGTCGCGCGGCCGAGAAGCAGCAACAGCGCGAAATCCGCGAATCGCGCCGCGTCGGCGAAGTGCTTGGCCGGCGCTGGTCGCCTGCGCGCGAGGCGCTTGAGCAGCTATTCGATTTACCCGAACGCCCGCAGCCTGAGGCGTAACTCGATTGGCGTCAGTCTCTCGCCGGGAGGCGCAGCAGCTAATCGCATATTTGGTGTGAGCCATGCCAGAAGCCCAAAAGCTGATCGACGAGATCGAAGAAGCGTTACAGCGCGTGCGGAACATGGACGCGGGGCTGAAGGCGTATTTGATCGGCAAGCTGGATCAGCTTCGGAAGCTCGTATGAACGACATGTCGGAGCGCGATCAAGCGATGTTCCACGAATGGATGCGCGACGTCGCCACGCTGGCATTCGACTTCGGCCATATTGATCGAAAGTGGCGCGCAACGGATCACCAATGCGAGTCGCTGAAAGGATACTTTGATGCTGGGCTTACGCCTGGCGAGGGCGAAGCCGCTCTCTTCGCTACGAGGCATTGATGGATCTCTGGCCCATTCGCTAAATACGGCGCACCGGCACGCCCCGCCTCGCTGCGGTAGGCCAAACGTGCGCTATAACCGGCCGCAGATAGCATTGGGCGGCTGCCGAAACCGTAATCGGCGCCTTCAATGGAGCGCGTTGTATTTTGGACTGGTGGCTTGACGCGCAGCCGCAGGCCAGTCCGTTCCATTGAGGGTGATTGCGCGGATGCTGACCGCGCGGCGAAGTGAGGTTGGCCGAAAGGCCAGATAGGATGGTGGCGCAAACCTGTAAGCACGGGCGAGCGGAGTACCGCAACCAGTTGAGTACTGCTGGAGTAAGGGTCGCAGCGACGGATCCAGGGCAACGACCTTGCGAAGACAGGTGCTTTGATACGCAAGGGACGAAATCCGAGTAATTGTTGTCGAAAGCGCCACAAGCCGGAGATTCAGCACCGGCCACCCTCAACTCGTCTCCTCCATCGATCCTCCCGATGGATTCGCCCGCTTCGTGCGGGCATTTTGTCTTTGGAAGAGTTAGCCGAGTCGGTCTAGCGGCAGCGGTCTTGAAAACCGAGGGCCCGAAAGGGTGTGTGAGTTCGAGTCTCACCTCTTCCGCCAAACATGGAAGGTTGCCAGAGCGGCAATGGGTTCGCTTGCTAAGCGATAGCCGGTGCGCGAGCGCCGCGTGCGTTCGATCCGCACACCTTCCGCCATTTACCCGCCGCAGGCTCTCTGCCTGTGTCTCCCGCCCCGCAGCAACTGCGGTGGACTGCCGCGATGTGGGCGGCACCAATTCACTTGAGTAGATAAATGGCCGGCTTTCCGAACGCGCAGAACAATGACGCTGCGGCTATCCCCGTGCGTGTCACGAGCGGTGGTGGCAGTGGCGGTGGTGGCGCCGAGGTCGGCGTAAGCCTTGACAACGTTGCGGTTGGCACTTCCTCCGGTCAAGTCATTGCCGCAGCCACGTTTAAAGGTTGGGCCACGATTCAAAACATCAGCGCGACCGCGATCGTCTATTTGTCGTTCAACACGCCAGCCACGACCAGCGCTTTCACGTTGCAACCCGGATCGGCCATCACCTTGGCTTTCGGTCCGACGAACGCTCTGTATGGGATCGCATCGGCCGCCAACGCCAAGATTGCCGCAGTGGGGTACTGATGCGTAAAGTACTCCTCGCCCTGCTGCTCGCGCCGACGCTCGCCTTCGGTCAGTACTATGGCCCTGTCTATAATCCGGCCGCTGTCGCCATCACAGGCGGTTCGATCTCGGGCCTTAGCCCCGCGCTGCCAGTAGCCTCGGGCGGCACGGGCGCCACTAGTTCCACCGGAACCGGATCGGTCGTACTGTCGAATTCGCCGACGCTAGT